ATGTTATACAGATGCTCATTGACCGGTATCAACTGCCCAGGAAGAAGGTGTTCATGCCTTAAAAGCCAGCACGCAGCATCGTGGAAACAGGCACCCCACATGTATTTTTTTAAATATTTTTGCCAAAGCCATTTGTTTGTAAGTTCTAAAACTCTGGCAACCATTTTGATAGGGCCGCTGGCACCGTCGTATGGAAACCCGGATAAGACGCACATATTTCCGTTTGTGTCCAGGGTTATGTATTTTGTTACAATATTTTTCAACGGTCGGAGTGGCGTTGAAAAGTGTTCATCTTCTTTCACTACAAATTTAAAACCTGCTTGATATTTCATTTTTTAGCCTTTTCCATTTTAGCACCGCACCAAAAGCAATAAGTAGCGCCAATATCAGAATACCATCCGCATTCGGGGCACCATCGCCGTGACATTCATTTTAAATTCCATGCTTTGGCTGATTGCTTAAATTACGCGCTTCGAGAAATACATAATTTCCGTTGTCGAGAATATAGGTTTCAAGCCTGCCGTCAGCATTTACGATTGAAAATATTACAATCGTATCTGATACCGTTCCCGATTCGTCTATCGGAAAACCGATCGACCCCTGTGTCCATTCCGCTGACTCATCCGGGTTAAAGAGTAGGCAGGCAATCACCGACATTCCGCCCAGCTCCTCAACACCGAAAACATCACAATCAAAGGCAGGCCAATCCGCTTCCATAACATACGGATCAATCGGCGCCTCATTGCCATAACCCTTTGACTTTATTTCCGGAAGGGTTAGAACAGGAACGGATGCACACGAAATCAAAAACGCTACAATCAAAAAAGAAAATAATAGCCCTTTCATTTTCAATACTCCTTTGCCAAAATGTCTAAAACAACATTTCTTTCTTCAATGTTAATTATTGACACAATCTCAAAGGCCCGCGTCCCGTGGTAGATTTTCATGGTTGACAAAATTCCGGTTTGCCAATCGATTCTGATTCTATGTGTAGTTTGCATTTCAAGTTGATCTGATTGTATCAACTCCCTTGCCGATACCGGCCAAATCGCTGCCCGGCATGTTAAAAAGGTTGTCTCCGTTTCGGTTAATCCGCCGATGCCGTCCGCAACGGTCGTGGTCGTTTTGATCACGATTTGATGTCTAAGGTCGCTCCGGCGGATGATGGGTATCATTTAAAATTCCCAAAGTTTAGACTTGATCAAAAGATTTTCAACGGTCTTCAACGTGTTAATTGTCACACCTTGACCGATAATATTGGTTTCCCTCAGTTCGTACATATCCGTTATCATCAAAAAGATTGCTTGTTTAATTATATACGGCACCGTCCGCCCAACGCATGTCCACGTGATATCGTTGTCAACCACAGTGCCATCAATCAGTGTGGGCCAGGTCGGTTCGGCTGTGTGTGATGTGCCCGATGTTTCATCCTCGGTACTGGACTGATAGACAAACCCGTTTCCGGTGGTCGGCACCACATAATCATCTTCTGAATATTCGGTTGACACGACATACAAGCTGCCCTGATACCAGCCGCACACGAATTGAACCTCAATCGGATTCGTAGGGTATAAAACAGCCGTCGGAAAAGACTTGTCATAAGCGAGCACAGCGGCCCCAGGTTCGGCGTATGTGTCGACATCATACTCAGTATCGGCCCATGTCGTTTGATCCTCGTCAGTGTCCGTATATTTGATATGGGTCACGGATTGCAGTTGCCCATATGGGAGATAAAACCCGCCGGAGAGATACCGATTCGGATCACAGCCGGTCCAGCCGTCGAGATACAGGTTCCACGTTTGCCTGACCAGCCGGCGGAAAAGAATTTTTTCGGCCAATTCGGTAGCCGTCAGGATTTTGTTATTGATCAGAGCGTCATCGGTCGTGAAAGTAGACAAAAGATTCAAATGCGCCTTGGCTTCCACCAATGACACCGGATTCAACGCCGGTCCTGATATGGGGATGGTTTTCATTTAGGTATCCACTGACTTAGGCCCACGGACCCGATAAAAATTAGAAATAATATCCGCAGCCAGAAGATTGATTTTTTATTGACAGCAACATCGACTTTAAGCCCGTTGATTTGATCAACCTTTTTTTCAATCCTTAATAATATCTCGGTCAACGCCTCGTTCTCCATTGCATTTTTTCCTTATCTGCTCGTCAACCCTTCTTCAAGCAACCGTAAATATATTTGTTGCATCTCTGCTGCCGTTAAAGCACGTTGCCAAAACAGATCGCCGGCATCTTGCCCATTAAGATACGCGCTACCCTCTGCGCTGGCTCCAAGAGTCAGGGGGAAATATGTGTCATAAACCGTAGCCCCCGGAGCGCCACCGCCAAGATTTGAGGATGCCAAGGCAACTCCGTCTTTGTAAAATGTATAGGTCGGTCCGGTCTGGTCATAGACCCCACCAATTACCGCAAACGTAGCCATTGCACCATCTGTAAATGCTGCGGCATCGGTTACCTCCCCTTCTTCTGTAGCCCCATCACTTGACACGGTTGCCTCTAATTTTCCAGTTGTTTTGACTGTAACACCGAGGGAAAAGATATCATTTGCATAATCCGTGTTACTCCATAAAACTTCATCGCCAGCAGGTTGACCATCATCCAGTTTAACTATTTTCATAAAACTATGAGATCCGGTCAGATTTCCGTCACCGATGGTTTTAAACACTTCCATCGTGACAATCCCATTTGGATTAAATGTCGCGGCCTCTCCCGTCAGGTTGCGATTGCTTCCTGCGGGGTCGTCGTAGAGGTGGACTGCGGTTTCCCCAAGGGCGGTGACTTCTTCAAATATTACATCATCAATCCATCTATCCCCGCTAGTTTCTTCACCTGCATATATTGCAACTTTTACATTTATCTCTCGAGACGTAAAATAAAGCTCTACTTTTTGATATGATCCTGTCGTTATAGATCCCACCTTATGATCCAAATAGGAATCATCACTGGCTTTTCGAATACCGGCACGAATATCCGTGGTGCCAGTAGCGTATACCCAGAATGTTAATTTATATAACTTTCCGACCACTGTGGCAAAACTATCTGAGAGAATACCATCCCCATCGCTATTGATAGTAAATTTTCTCGCCCAAACACCACCATGTACATGCGTGTTATCTTGAATATTTACTGCTGGAGTAGTAAAATTAGCCCAGTTAGCGTCGGCTTCCATTGTGCCGTTTGGCGGTCCAATAGAAGCATTTAAAGCCTCCGCAGCATCAGCCTCGCCTATGTAGACCCACGCATAATCAGGGGTTACATCTCCGAGCCTAACACGATAAGGGAGAGCGCTGGCGCTTGAACCATAAAGAGCAGCTACGTCAATACCAGTAACAAGGAAGGCGGCTTCCCCATCTTTTGTAATAATGGCAAATGCCGTTGCTCCGGTCTCATCGTCGATTTCTTCCTGCTGGACAAAATCCGAACCGTCAGCATCCCATATCGGAAAGGAAGCATTCATAGAACTGACGAAAGCAAATTGATTGCCCGCGGTTAGTTGATGAAAATCGTTATCCTGCCGGGATCTATCTCTGATATCTTGCACTGTGGAGTGCAGGGGATTAATTGCAATAACTAATCCGGTGGGATCAACCCCGGCCCTGGAGCTAAATGCTATGCCGTCCCAGGCATAGGCAACAACTGGATTGAAAAGAATTAAATATGTTAGAAGGTATACAAAAAATCGTTTCATCATTTCACCGTAACCGCCATCGTAATTCCGATTGCATCCCCAGGATCGGCAAGCGAAGTGAGCTTTGCATGGATTTCGCCGGAACTATCGGCGTCGGCAAACGGGAAACCATCGACGATACGGATCTCTCTTGATATGCCCTCATCAACCGCGTGATCGCCAACAAGAGTCGTAACAACAACGGTGTCGCTATCCGTTATGGCCGCCAGGTTGACTGACTCAGCCGTACCCCCCATAAGCCGAATCCAGTCATACACAAGCAGTCCGGCGGACGAATCCAGATCGCCGCCAGTGCCGGCCGCCGACCATGTGCCGGTTTTGACTTCCGTGTATGTCAGACTGAAGTAAATCAGTTTGCCAATTCGGTCTTGCCCGAGTTTCGTATCCTTTGTAAAAAACTCAAGGCGAAAGTTGACATTCATATCCGCGCCCGGATCGTTTACACCGTCAGCAAGATATATCCGGATCAAGGTTGACTGGACGTAGTTTCCAGGGAGTCCGGTTATGTCGAGTTCAACCGTTTCTGCCGCGTCGATATCGGGGAAATCATCGGATACGGTCGTGCCAACATCGGTCAATCGCGCCGTTAAATTCGCCGGAGTCAAGACAACGCCGGTCGCCGTGCCTGTTACGGCTTCGGAGTCAATCGCAAGCTCGACAACGCCCTCTGCGCTTGCTGTGGCTGTGGACACGCCCAGCGTCAAGGTGTCAGCATCGGCCCCGGGAAATATATCATTGACGCCGCCGGTGATCGGCGACGTAGTTACCACGTCGCCGAGTTTCAAGCCGGATCCGGTCCCGCCATTTTCAACTGCAAGCGGCAAATCAGGCGGTAAAACGGTTGGGGTGAACGCGCCAACGATCCCCGCGATCGATAAAACCGCCAGAATTAATATAAAAAATTGTGATCGTTTCATAGCTGCCTCACTTAACGAAAGTCAAAACGATTGTCCAGGTTGCCGAAGCCGTAATCTGATCATCGACATCAAGGGTTAATGTCCCGGTAATCACAGGGTAATATAGTTGATGCGTCCCGGCCCTGGTCAAGTACATATCCGGCAGACAGATTTTTGTCAGAGATGCATGGATTAAATTTAACCCCTGGTATGCCGTGGAATTGTCAATTGATCCAAGCAAATCAAGTCCAGACGCATCATAAATAAGCACACTCGCCGCATCGGGCGATGTCCCGCCAACCGTTTTGAACGCCTTGATTTCGACCAGTCGCAAACCCTTTATGAATGCCGTGTTTGCCGTATTGGTAACCGTGTTTGATATGGTTCCGGTTTCAGCAGCAGTTCCGCCCACACATACAAAAGTGAGTGTCCGCGTATGGGTATCGATCTCAAGCGGCGTTTGCGTGACTGTTCCGACCGCACCAAAAACCACCGCCGGAAAAAGTAAAAGCAATATTAATATTGAAGTGATAAATAATTTTTTCATTTTTAGACCCTTTAAGAACGGAACCGGTTTCGGCACCGGTTCCGTTATCTCAGTTTCTAGTTCGCCACCACCGAAGCGCTTTCCTCAAGCGGTCGCCAATAACAATGAATTCCGATTGCACCATCGTTTAGGTTTTCGCCTGATTCGGTGATCCCGATATCGTCATCCGCCATAATGACTTTTGACGGAGAAGACGCGGAGCTTGCCGACGTCGCGCTTGTCCAGACATCCCCGATTGACAGAGGGGCATTTCCGCCGGTAGCCGCGATCAATAAAACGGTGTTACCGTCAATACCACCAAGCGCGACCGTTCCGGCGTCGGAGGTAAGGGTTTCTGTAACTTCGCCGTAAGCCAGCACCTCGACCGTTCCGGTAACCGTGAAAAGCGCCGTGGTTCCAGCCGTACCTAACAGATCATAGAGTTTATAGGAATAATACCAGCCATCCTCCATCATAGCATGGTCAGGAGCGTCCGTCATGTCGCTTTCAACGATCTTATTATCAAAAGCCATGCATGACCCAGGATCTAAGATCGCACCCGGCACCGTGGCGGACAGGATGTTATTATGGATATATCCGGTCGATGCTCCTGAAAGCTGAACCGCGTGCTGACCAGCGTTCACGTTGTTTACGGTATTACCCTTAATCACCGTGTTTAAATTTGCAGCATCGCTATGAATCCCCGCGTCATCGTAATCACCCCAAATCCGGTTATTCTGAATCACCAGATTTGTTTGAGCGCCCGCCGTGGCATTAATGAAGGCGTCACCATCGGTATCAAGATCATAGACAAAGTTATCCTCGATAACGATATCCTTCAAAGTCGTTGCCAGGTCGATACCGAGCACATGGCCCGCAGCGGTGCCAGTGAATTGACACCCTCGAACCACAAGCCCACTCGCGTCCGCATCGATCGTCACAACGTTGTCGGTAGTCGTGGAATAAAAATGAATGCCCTCGATCGTAACGTCCGCCGCAGTAACATTAATTTTTGACGCACCGGCAGTCATCGTAATCATGGGCATTTTCTCGCCCGTACCCAGGCCAACAATCGTTACCCCGGCCTCATCCAGTGTAGTCGTTGCCGCTGCCAGAGTTTCTTCATGATCCGGAGCAACAAAAACGATATCGCCCTTATCATCAGCGGTCAGATCGTAGCCCTGAACAATTAAAGCCTTGGCAAGCGCCCATGTTAATCCACTATAGCTTGTGTTTCCGCCCGCGTCGTCAACGTAATACACATTTCCGATACTACGTCCGGAGGCCCGCATTCCCGCAAGCACCTGTTCAGACATTTGAGCCAGGTATTCCAGCCGCTCGACATTCGAGCCGTCGGCATCGGCCAATACAGACGTGGTTATCATCATCGCGGACCCGAGATCCGCCGTTCTAACGAGCATGATAATATCGCCCGTTGCCGCACCAGCGGAAGCAAGCGCCGCGTGAGTCAAGGCGCCCGTTGCCGTCACGTTTGCCGTCACGTCAACTATTTCACCTTCAGGAGCTGCTTTTCCCGCCGCTTGATCGAACAAGACGACCATTGACCAGTCACCTGCAAAATATCCAGTCGGATACTGACCAAGCGCGAGCGCCGTTGTGTGAGTCGTATCAATCACCGCAGCAGTTACCGGTACAATAATTTTGTCGCCGCCAATGCCCTGAATAAATTCCAACCGCTCAAACACCGAGCCGTCGTCATTCGCAACCACCGAAGTCGTGGCCATAGTATTATCGGAATCATCGACACCGAGCATACCGGCAATACTATCATTGGTGTCCTGGATCGTGTTTCCGTCCGTGCCGATGATATCAACTAATGATTTGCTGCCATATAATTGAGTCCCTTGGCCAGCAGCCCCGCCCGCCACAAACGTAGCCAATGATCCGGCCAGCGGAGTTGTATCCAAAAGAGCGCTATCAATCGCCATGTCTTCACGACGTTTGATCATTATAACGTCATCGGTGCCAGTTGTCGTAAAAGCCACCGCGACTGTGAACTGGCCAGTGCCCGTAACATATCCCGTAATATCTTGGCACTCACCTTCAGGGGCAACGTTGCCACCCCCAGCGTCCCAGATAACGCAAGCCATCCAATTAGTTTTGAAATAATTGGTGCCATACCCTATCATGGCCGTATCAATAAACGTGGTTGTTCCACCGGTCGTAACAGTCGCTAAATAATACGGCCCCATGGCCGCAGTCAGTGTGTCAAGGTCTGTTTGGATTAGATCCAAATCGGAAAATACGCTATCGTCCTGATCGGTTCCCTCATCAGCCGTAAAAGCACCCAGCTTGTCAGAAAGCGCCTCAAGCGCATCGGTCGTGTTTACATAGCTCGTATTAACCGGAGGATCGTCTTTAGAAATCATATGAGCTATAACAGAATCCTGGACCACCGACGTTGGAGACGCGCCCGTTCCTGAAGCCACCTTAAGTAAAGTGTCCAGTTCATCCGCGTCAATCGCTGCGGTCATCGATGTTTGTACGGCTGTCAATGTGGTCGCGTTAAGCTGAGTCCAACCGGTGTCATGAACCGGGTATGGCGCTCCAGATTTGGCCGTTGTCGTTGTAGTCAGGTTTTCCCCGAGGTACATCGTGCCAAAAGTCGCACTTGTCGCTTCGGCATTGGTGAAAACCCGGTTACCATCAGCGAAACCGGTCGCGTTCCCGGCAAACTCGATTGCAAATTCGCCGGAGGTCATTTGCACGACACGGTTATTTAGGATTTTACACCGAAGATCCGCGTCATTCGACCAGATTGCCGCAACCGAAAATTCACCCTGGATATCGTTGTTAATGATCTGCAAACCATCGTTCGCGCCGTTTCCGGCCTCAATAAAATGTTCCGGCCCGACCGCGGCGGTATGATAATACTCATTACCGATAATCCGCACGCCGTTTGCATCATCCTCAAGGTCAATGCCGTCAATGAAATCATAGGTACCGTCTGACGGTTCAGGAAATACAGAGTTTAGCAGTGTGAAATTATCGCCGGCATCCTCAACCGCAATTCCAAGAACTATGGCATGCACCCCGGCGATGAATTGAAAATTCTCAATTGTCACGTTTGCCGCGCCGATTGCCACCGTCGAAGCGGTTTCGTCAAAGGTAAATGCCGGTCGGTCTCCGCCTTCACCCAGACCCACAATGCGCAACCCAGCGATCGTGATATCAAAACCGTCAGCGGCGGAGATGGTTTCGGCATGACCCGCAGCGACATAAACAATATCGCCGTTGTTTGCCGTGGCCATGGCAGCGCAATAATCCAGCGTTAGACACGGACTGATCGGATTCCGGCCATGCCCAGCGGTATCGCCGCCGGTCACCGTCATGCCGGAGTCAACGTACCATATGTCCCCGGTCGTTTGACTGGTATCCAGCACGCCAAATATACCGCCTGGCGATTGCTTGATAAATAATGGAGACCACTGCCCGTCCGCAGCCGCAAGGCCCGCAAAAAGGAGAAGGATCCCCAGTGTAATTGATAAGAATTTGAGTTTCTTCATTTTAGTCCTCCGTCATAAAATTATTATGCCGTGTTAAAATTGTTATGCAAGCGCCGATACTGACAAGTTTTTGGTGTAACGGGGCTCAAGAATCGCGTGAACCTGGATATTGCCAGTTGCCGACCCACAAACGCATCGCAATGACAACCAATTTTCGGCGTTATCCATGTCCATCACAACGGCCTCAAGTTCGACAATCAGCATAAAATTTGATTTAGTCAAATAACCAACCGTCAACGCTGCGCTGGTAGCATCAGCGGCCAAAACATCAGCGTTGGCAGTTCCCTGAGCAGCACCGCCAAACGCATAATGAAACGTCAGGGGCGATGTCAAAGTTCCTTGAGCCGCGCCGCTATAGGCATATAATACAAAATCTGCCCCGCCCATGGTCTGAATACCGATGATAAACATGGCGCGATGATAGTTTTTCATATTGATGCCTTTGGTATCTAAGTTTGCGCCGGCGTTTAAATCGCCGTCACTTAGAACCGGGACAACCTTAAAAATCTCTGGAAATCTCATTTTGATACTCCTTTATATCCGGGGAACTATGGCCCCCGGCGATTTGATTTTAATTATCTTGCCGCTGTCACCAGAAACGGCCCGACTGTGTCAGAACCCTTGTAAGGCGTCAGTTTATTCGCCCACCGCGGTTGTCCGTCAAAATACCACAGAAACCGGAACGTATCTTGATCGTAAATGAAATTCACATGGATGGACATTGCTTCGTTGATGTCGCCCTTATTCGCCGTGATATACTGCGAAAGATCGGCAAGGATTATATCGCCCTTATCGCCGAGTGCCGCCGCCTGCTCGATGGTGATACAGGGAAAACCGTTCAGGGTCGCCACGCGTTTGCCTCCATAGAAATCAGCTTTGTATAAGGGTATCAGCACACCACCGGACCCGATCGCGTGTGACAACAGGGAAAGCTGAGGTTTGGTTTCACGATTCACCAGATAAACCACGCTCGGATTTTCGGCCCATAAACGAGCCTCCATCTTCAGGATATTATTTGTTAAGATGGTATCCGCTGCCTGGCCGGTTTCTTTTGTGATAGAAATCAGGCAATCGGCATTCAAAATACCCAGGGCTTCGCCGCCGCCGGAACCGTTAATGACAAGATCCTGACCTTTAAACGCAAATTCTTTTCCGAACAGATCGCGCATTTCTTGACCCAGGAATGTGACATTCCGGATTATTTCGCCGGAAGCATAATACAGCCCGGTCAATTTTGTGGGTTCGATCCGGATTTTCTTGAACTTGGTTTTTGATACGGTAAAGGAAGCAAGTTCGGCGGTCGTGTAAACCCTTACACCGCCCCCGCGGGAACCGTTTGCCCGGCTTTCCTCATCGATACCGTAAATTTCGACAAATTGCGTACCTTCGCCGAGTGTCCGATTCGATGTGCGCGAAAGAACTTCGGAATTATTGAAACCGTGCGTCATAAGCTCAACGGCGGATTCACCCTGCAAAAAAAATCCACCGTCAGTCGGGACGCCAACCGTGAAACCGCCGGTCGCCGCAACTCGATTTTCTTTTCTGAGCCGCTTTTCTTGTTTCTCTGAGTTGCGCTTTTCGGTTTCCATCAGCCGCGTCCGCGCTTCAACAACCTCTTTGTCTTCAAATGCGACCGGCTGCGACATGGTCCGAATGTCCAGCAGTTGCTGACCGAGCACCGATGCTGAAGACCCGCGATAAATCGGCTGATCCTGCACGGCGATGTTGCTCGAATCATCATCGCCCGGATCGTCAGCCGGAGGCGGATCGTTGATCGATCGACCCATGCGCGCCTCAAGCGCCGCTTCTTCCTCAAGCTCCCGGATTTCGGTTTCGATGGTTATGGATTCCGCCATATCCGCTTTGCGCTGAGTCTGCAACTCTTCCGTCCGCTTATCCGCATCAAGCGCCCGGAATGCTTTCAGCCGCTTTAAAATTTCTTGCAATTTTTTTCGTAATTCTGCGAGATTCATAATTCAACCCCCGTATTAATTCTCATTAAGTGTTCGTCAATTTCTTGGTTTTCATCCTCAATGCGGTTCGCCGCATCGTTATTGTCAGCGCGGTTCGCCGCGTTGAATGCGTCTTTTGATCGTGTCGCAACGGTCGTGTCCGGGTATGCCGGAAATGTAACCGGAGAAACATCGAAAACTTCTTTTACTTCGATAACGGTTCTTATTTCTCTGTCCTTATTTTCAGGATCAGACTCCCAGATATCTTTGGCAATCGAAAAAGCAAAAGACATTTGAGTTATAAGTCTATTTTGAATTTTGCTAAGAACTTTTCTAAACGTTTCATCGTCAATCTCATCAGCTTCCATAAAAAGACCCTTAGTCCTTTCACGGACTGATAGATTCTCCCCGGATCTGGCAAAAATGTCGCTCGGTTCATGATTAAATAATCCCCGAATATCCGATATTTTCAAGGCTTTTTTAAATGCGCCGGGTTTTATTTTTTCCCGAAACCAACCAAGGTCATCGGAAAGCGTATTGAACAAGGCAGGATACCCGATAATTTTAGGTGGCTCATCTTTGGCCCGTTGTATCCATTTAACCGTCATCGGCACAACTCGGACCTCGGTAGTTTCGCCATAAAGCTCTATGGCTCTTTTTGTAATATTATATTTATCTCTTTTCATAGTCCGGCCTTTTTTCCTTATCCATCATGGCGTTTTCCCGTTTCCGGTCATTCGCCGCCTGAATCTTTTCGCGCCTGGTCGGTTTCCGTCGCTCCGCTCGCTTTCCCATTATTCATCCGTCCATTCTTGATTCATTTTTACCCCGCAGTTATAAAACAATCACATCCACTATGTAACTGTGGATATTTCGTCAAACCCCTGATCGGCATCGGATCTTGACCCTCGACTTCTATCTTGGTCCCTGCCTGCACAAATGCTTCGCCCTTAGCAACCGTTCTGCCAGCAAGCGATTGGCAATAAGGACAAGTAGTAGGCCCACGGATAGCCCAAACAGACCGAAACCCGCCCGCAAAGAAGGTGGAAGCCGCGACCATATTCGCCATCGAAACCGTTTGCCGATTGGCAACTTTGTCCGCCCGTTTTTCGTGCCACTCATCAACTCGTACCTCCAGATCCGTCAATTCGCCCTCAAGCAGCGCCACAAGCTGCCCGCGCGAGGATCCAATATATTGTGCCGAGAAACCCTCGGTGTATTCCCGGATCTCATCTTCAAGCTCAGCCGTCAAGCCGACATCAGTCCCGATTTCGCCCGCAGCCGCTTCCTGAATCGACTCCGCAAAGGACCGCATAGTCGGCGCGATCGTATCGATCACATAGGTCGGCATGTCCCGGTAAAAATCATCCAGCCATTTTTCCATATTCCGCTGCGCCCTGGATTTTGCTTGCTTACCGACTTCTTTTTTAACGGCGATGCTTTCCCGATTGACGATCTTCTGAGCCGCGTCATGGAAAAGCGGATAGTATCTCTTGGCAACCCGGTCCCGGCCCCGGACAGACTGTAAAGCCGATGCACGATACTCAATCGCTCGGGTATTTGTCTGGACCGGGACCGGGACCGGTTGCCTCGGTTCATTGACTGGAACGAAGTTTAACGGCACCATACCGACATCGCCACCGTCGACCGGATTAATATCATCCCGATCAAGCATCCGGTTTAACGGCATTCCCATCTGCCAATATCTTTGATCGATTTCAGATCGTGATTTCGCATCCGGACGAAGGAGGCCGTCAAAATTGTATTTAATAAAAAACCCGGCACGCCGCTGCTCAGATGTCAACAACTTGGCATTCATTGCCTGCTCATCGCGCACAAGCCAGGTCAGCATACAGTTATCCAAGTGCGCCTTGTTCTGTTGCTCAGTATTGTTATATGACGCGCCCTTTTGGAAAACGCTGAGTTTTGCGGGTTGAACACGAAAAAGACCAAAAATATCCTCTTTCGTCGTTTTCATTAATTCGAGCAACTGAGCATCGGCCAGTTTGATATTGAATGGAATAAATTTGCCATCATCCTCAAGCACCATTGGCCTGCGTGATCCGGTTGAACCGGTGCCCATAAATTTTTTGTCAACGGCTTTTATAAAAGCTTTTTTATTCTCTCCAAGATCTCCTGGAAATGTGAAAAACCCGCTCGGTGAAAAACCTTGTTTGAAATACAGGCTTTCAAACTCGACCTGGCTCAATCCGATCCCGATGGATTCACGCGCAAAGTTCTGGATCATTGATTCACCCAATAGACCATTAAAGCCGAAACCCGGAATATGCAGGATATCACGAGCTGGTCGTGGGTCAGGTTCGCCCTGGATTTGATAAACAATTTTTCCGCGCCCATATAGCCGGCCGCCACCGAACTTGTCCAAATCGCCTGTGAGATATTTGGTCCGCTTTGGAGTAATCAGCTCCGGTCTGACCGGCCAAATCGCTTTAACTCCTTTGCCAGACCGTTCGATCACGGAATATTGATTCCCGCCCAACAATATTTGCCCTTGGCCGGTTTCGCGCCAGGTGAATGATGTCATCTCCGGATTGGGTTCGTCGTGTAACAGGAAATATAAATCTTCATCCCTTGCCGGATCAGTACCGCCGCTTTTTCTTTCCTTAAGCAGTTTTAGCGGTAACTTTGCCTTGTCTGAAGAAATCAACATCACACAGGCAGCAACCGCCGATAGCCGCATGGCCGTCTGTTTATTGATAGCCTTTCCGCTATCGGAAACACCACCAGTCAACGAATACCAAAAATCATCGTATGCGGTTAAGCTGCCGCCGCCTATGACTTGTGATCGGCACGTTTTAGAATATAGACCCATTCAGGCACAATCCCCATAAGCCACACCAAGGCACCGACCACAATCAGCGCAATCGGAAGCCCAAACAATAAAAAAAGGCCCACCCCTAACAAGGATAGGCCCACAAATAGCAATACGTCCGAAAAATCGATGTTTTTCACATCCTGAAGCCTCGGATAAATATTAAAAAATCTTAATTACATTCAATGCCCCCTTTTTAACAGGTTAAAAATAGTGTGTCAAGTGTTTGTTTTCATTGTGTAATCTTACACAAGAGGTTTTTGGTAATAGGTCAATATTATTTGATTTTTCGTGCGGATAGGATAAAAAAAGCCCGACTCGGTTAAGAATCGGGCTGAATTCGTGCGGATTTTTTAGTTAAGTTATCGCAACATTTCGTCAATCATGATAATCTTATGTTGTAATTCGGCCCTTTTAATCCGTAACACGGCTCGATCCACCATCGCCGTGACGTCGATACCTTCCGGCATAAACTCGATATTGGCCGTCACGATTTCGCCGAGGCTCATTCTGATATCGGCTTTACGCACACCACCGATTATTTCACCGGTTTTAGGGTTAAAGACTCTGACCTTATGACCCAAAGCGTGCCTGCCTTCATCCCCAATTGCCTCAATCCTTACTGGTATTCTGTTTTTCATATCAAACTCCCATCATTCCCCGTAAGTTTAATGCCCGCCCTCATAAGCCTATCCAGGGCAAGCAGGATGCCGATTATACCGTCGATCTTGCCTTGGCTGGTAGACTTGTCAGGCTTTGTCTTTCCAGCCGGTCCCTCGGTCACTGACACGTTATCAGCCATCCATCTCAAGATCGGATTGCCGCCATGGTTTAGGAAGTTGCCAAGTAAACGCTTTTCAATTTCCAACATCGGCCCGGCCATCGATTCGTAACCCATGCCACACGGAAACACTTTCGGCTTTTTTTCAGTTCCGCCAAGGCGTTTATCTAACTTCTGTGCAAACTCATAGCCTTGAAATAAACGATCCACCGCGATTGAATCAATTTTAAACCGTGAAACATCTTTATAAATCTGCTCCCTAACAAAATCATAATCCATCGCATCGCCCGGAGTGGTCAATAGGTAGCCTTCTTTCTCCCAGGCTTGGTATTGGTCGGCATATTTGTTTTGCTTGTCATACAGCTTCGCGCGCGGGCACCAGGCACGGATTAAGATATCAACCAGATCCGGTATTTTAAGATCCGGAAACAGCATCACCCACACGGTTAGGTCTGATACCGCCGATAAATCAATTCCACCGGTACACCGCCGGCCTTTTAATTTCGATTCGTCAACTTCCCGGATATAATTCCGGTCCCATAATTCAAGATCGATCCAGCGGGAAAATTGCTGTGTCCAGATGTTCATTCGTTTCGTTAAAAAATTGTTCTGAGCACTGACGATCTCTTTTGCAACCTTGCATTTATCCCGGACATCCTCAATCTTTGTCATGTAGCCGGTCGGTCGCCCGTTTTCGTCAAGACTATTTGGCAAACCCGGTTCGTTTGTGCCACAAAGCCCCGGCATAGCTTTCGACCAATTCTTTTCATCGGCCCAGTCGTCTTCGACCGCACCTTTCTTGCCCGCTTCAGCTTCCTTGACAGATATCAGTTCCGGCCAATCTTTTTTAGTATCCAGCGTGTAAATGATCCCGAAAAACGAATCATCCCGAAATGGGCTAGGGCCCGGATCAATAACGCCCTTTAAAATCTTTGTCAGATATTCGCGCCGGCTATAACAGATCCCGGATTGATCGAAGCCGGCGGTCGTGATAATTCCTACATGCGGCTGTAAACGTGCGCCGATTGAATCCACCACTAAATCATAAACCAGGGGTTTTGGATGCGCGTGTAATTCATCAAGACTGGCAAAATGAGTATCCGCCCCGTCCATCGATTTCGGATCGCTCGGAATAGCCTCACATTTCGACCATGTGGATTCAATCGATAGGTTATAAACCTTGTCAGACTTTGGATATTTAATTAACGGAGCAAATATTGATTTTTTTGTAAGGTTTTTAATATTTTCCCAAACTATTTTTGCCTGTTCGATCTTTACCGCGCAACAGTATACCTCCGCACCATACTCACCATCAGCGATGAAGAAATAAGCACCTAAGCCGCCTTCCCAGGTAGACTTGGCGCCCTTTCTCGCCATCTCGTTATACGACATCCGAAATCGGCGCGTTCCATCATTCTCGCGCTTCCACCCCGTGATACAAGACGTGATAAACTGATAATGCGGAGCAAGAACAAATTCTTTATCTTTATAATCACGCCCCTTCCACAGCCTTAAATGAGAAAAGAACTTAAGCGCATGATTCGCTGCATCGTAATCGAAATACAATCCACGCTCATGGCCGTGCTCGAGGTCGTCAAGTTGCCGCTGACATGCCAGCTTGACCCATTTACAGGCAAGGATCTTGCCTGACAGAACGTCGTTTGCGTATCTGGTGGATGGATGATCGGTCATGAATTTAAAATCACTTTTAAAATCGTGATAATTATTTCAAGGATGAATAATTCCATTATTTTTTCACCAACCTTGGCCCGCCGCGACCGTCCATAAATTCGGCAAGCGGATTTTTCTTTTCACCCTCCGGTCGCGTCTTAACCCCGGTCCTTGACGATGCGGTTAAACCGTATTGTTTTAATCCGTCCATACATCGGCGCCAAGCATCCGAAGCGATCTTAACTTGCGGATAGATTTTCCATGTCGTTTCATCCGGCTCGACGTGGACTTTTCCAAACTCATCAACCGACACCTTACCCTTTTTAATTTTCTGAATATAGGATTGACCATGCTCTTTAATAAACGCGCGCGCTTCCCGATATTCGGAATATGCATCAGCCATCAGTTCCAGCGCCTTCTTGTCAGCTTTGGTCAAGACCTTCATTTCGTCAAGAACGATACCAACCTCCTTGAAAAAATACTTGGCCGTCCCGTTCAGCCATCTCGGAGTTGACGGAATGCCGGTTTCCGGTTTCGGCTCTTTCTTGTTCGGCTTGCGCTTACCTGGATTGCCATGGAGCTTCTCAAGTGCACTTGGTTTTTTAGCTGGACCTCGTTTTCCCATTTTTTATCCAATCATTAATTTTGGTTGAAAGTGTTTTGAAAGTTTGGCATGTTTAATTTGATTTTCATTTGCCCATAAGGGACGCAAATTCTTCAAAGCCCAACACCTTTTAAAATCTTCATGTTCCGGCTTTGTGAAATTAAAAGCTGATATCGGTATATCATGGTCAATATGCCATTCTCCGTAATTTTCCCAGGACATACCCGGTTGAAATTGCTTTTCAAGATGGAGTTTTAATTCGTCAACACCATACCCAATAAGCTCTTTCCATTTTCTATAATTTTTAGTCCCGTTTAATGAATGGTGGATACTGCGACGCATATTTCTATTGAGCTTAAATTTAGGATCATTTTTAGCCGCGTTTCTTTCAAGTATATTCCTTCGTTCTTTTTTGGTAAGAATCGATCCTTTATTTTTTGTAACAGTCTCTTTTATTTTGGCACATTCTCTTGAACAACACTTTTGCCTCCTATAACTTGGAACAAAATTTTCAAGACAAACAGCGCATACTTTTTCTTTCCATCTATATTCGAGCCTTGTTGATAAATGAAAACAAGTATTGGTACAAAATTTTTGTTTTGATCCATATGCATCGTAACATATAAAACACTGTTCGCATTGTTTTATCATAATTCTCCTAAAAAATCCAAAACTTGCGGCCCTAGCTCTTTCCCTGCTGCCCGGTCTACGCCATGGCACCCCAAAACAATTTCGACCCGCCCCCTGTCTTAACTATTCCAGATATCATTCAACTCTTTAACTTTTTGGGATAACATCATGTGCCATGTCGATAATCCTGGGTGTGGATCATTCAACAACTCCGACAAACCATTAACAGCATCTTTAAAGTCATTAAGACCAGCAGATCTTTGACGTATCGGTGGTTCATCCTTCGGTGGGCAATGGGCGTTATCCTCCAAAGCCTCGATACGCTTCAACAGCGCATGTAGTGTAAATTTATCTATATCAGTCTTCGGTTGTCTCAATAGTTCCGTTGAAATGCGTTGTTTAATTTCAATCTCAGCATCCTCAAACTTAACCCATTCACCTTGATCGGTTTCAGTTGGAACGATATCCATCCTATCATAGTTCCCATTATTGATAACTTTGACCATCTCATACCTTTTCATCAATCTTTCTCCCTTCCACAATATCATGGCAATTATCAGACAATGACATTAGGTTGCTCATCACCAGCCTTAACTCAGGATGTGTCTCAACCGGCTTGATATGATGCACCATTTCAGCCGCTTCTGTTTTGCCCTGCTCAAGACAACGTTCACACAGCGGATCATTCGCTAACTTAACTTTTCGGATAAACTGCCATCGCCTATCATATCCCCTGGAAGAAGCTGAGCCACGTCGCTTATCGTATTCTTTATCCTCCGGATGATCGGGACATGGTTGAGCGTTACCGCATCCTCTATTTCGGCATGGTCGGTTTATTGTTGGCATTACGATTCAACCTCTATTTTTAATTTTCGGTTTGAAGTTATCGCCATTTTCATAATTTCAAAAATATATTGATCACCATCAATGGTGGATCCTTTTGAGATTTCGCCATTATTAAAATCTTCAAGATTGAGACATTGCCATCTTAACCAGTTCCAAAACATTCCCGAATATTTCATTTTAAGTTTCCCCTTTAGAGACTATAGATAATATTATAATATATACCTTTTCTTTTAGGCATCTGTCTCTGTCTCTGTCTCTGTCTCTGTCTCTGGTGCATCATCTGCTTGCGGATGCTTGCGGATGCTTGCATTCTTTCAATAAACCCTTATTTATCAAAAGGTTAAGATCCTCTTGTTCTATACCATCATCCCTTAGTCGATATTTTAGTTCATCAATGTTATTTGGAACAAATCCGTCATATTCAGAAGCAATAACCCATAATTGCATAAGCAAGCCTCTGCTTGCACATGATAGCGACGTAAAACACCTGTCGTTTAATATTTTAACATGAAGCTTTATCCATGGCGGACACCTGTTTTTATAGTGTTGATATTCTTCCCAATTTTTGACTTTAAGGGTTTTCATAGTTTAACCTCTTGGGAAGAATGACAACCCTCACAACAGAGCTTTAAATTTGATAAATCGTTTTGCCCGCCTCTTGAAATAGAAACAACATGGTGAACATTCCCAACCCTGTCAGAAAAACAATAAATCAATGGTTTAAAATAAACTACATTATCGCCGCATATGGTACATGTAAAGTTATCGCGTTTAAAAACTTTTTCTCGAGTATGGTAATCAATCGGACGCGCCCTTTTGAGAATGGCACCATTTGGAAAGCAAAAAAAATCAGCTCTTAATTTTACCTTGCTCATAATAGACCTTAAAAACACAAAAGCCCGTCCAACAGGGATACAGGCCCCAGACGCAAGGGTGCGCCTGTTGTTAGACGGGCTTTTCTATATTTAAAGATTATTATTTGAGATCCTGTATATCCCATACTGAAACACATATCACCACTTTTAAAGATTGTCAAGCCCGACCCCCTCCCCCCACTATTTTTTAAGATCCTTTTCCTCGACATCCTCACCAGGGCAATCCTCTGGAAAACCATCCCCTTCACATCGGCCCGCAGGCCCTTCGGGATGATTACAATAATCACCCGGCAACAGGTATGGACATAAAAACCGTTTGTTAACCATGAATTTTTTCAATATTCGATCTCCCTATTCACAAAGCGTATCCGGATTAACAATATCCCGATTTTCCCAATTCAGCAAATGCATAAGCTCATGGCCCAGGATTGCCTGATTAACGATGATCTGGCCCTTGTGCCGATACCCGATCACATAAATGTCCCCACCGCTCGCACAGCCAACCGCAGCCGGTCCACACGGCATATCTTGAGTACCTGGAACAATATGAATCATGACCCGAATTGGTATCATGATATTTTCATCGATTCGCTCAAGCCCGGATACCGAATGCTGGAATGATTTATAGCCATCTTTGATATCGGTAGCCATGCAGCCGGTTAGGATTATTAGGATTAAAAAGTATTTCATAATTACCACCTGTCAATCCATGCCCGTTTTGCCGGTGAAAAGGGATGAACCCTAAAAGAGAATGATTTCATTATTACTGGGGGATCGATTTTGTCAAACCAGATTCCACCGTCCTCACCCCACCAGCCGGCTAAAGGAATGACCCAATATTCACCATTAACCTTAATCCCAACACTGACCCCGGGTTCATCAAACAACGGCATAGGCGGCTTCAAAAACCCGTTGAGTACAATAACCGAAACGATCAAACAGACAATTAACAAATAAACTGCAATTCGTTCTTTCATATCAACACCCCATTTTTAAAGTTAAAAGATATCTCATACGTGAAAACTATCACACCACTTTTTTAATGTCAAGTGAAAAAATACACAAAAAAAATAAAAAAAAGACTTGACAAGGGTTTTAACCTTGTGTATATTGTCACTCATGGAAACTAAACCCAAACCTAAACCATTAAAGAATTTTATAATAGAATCGCTTTTAGATTATCTGGAAACAATTCCTGAGGGACACATTAAAGATTTAGAGTTTATTAGAAAAGACGGGTTGTCACCCATGAAAACAAAACATTTAAAAAAAGGAGCATCTAAAATGGATCATATCGAAAAGGTTGAAACGATAGACACCGGCGGAAACATGATGGTTGACCTCTTAACCTTGGAATCCGGCAAGGTTGTCGGCATCGGTGAAGATTTCATTATCCTTTATGATAATATGGATGATGCGCTCAACTGTCAGGATTTAGACGAACGCCCGATTATTTATACATGAAACAGATTACAAAGGTTACCATGAAAACAAAAATAGATAACTCAAGACTCCGCAAACAGATCAAACACCTAATGATCGACAAGGATCTCGAATGGTCCAGGGGCTTTTTGGCGTCTGAAATCGGCTGCAATCAACGGTCGATGTCAATGGCCCTATCCGGTCTTCGCACCGGCCCTGCATCGATGCGGATTCTTAAAAATCTGAAAGGCTATTTAAAATCATTATAAAGGAGCCGTCATGCAATTTGAAATTAAACACCGTTTTTCAGGAAAAATTCTTTTCAAATGTGAAACAGAATCTTTAAAAATCGCTGTTGAGCTGG